CTCCATGGGAATTTCTACAATGGCATTTAACCTCAATGGATTCAATTTCAATCAGTCCGTAGTTGATGCTGGTGGGAAAACAATTCCTACATGGGCTGACGTTCTTAACAGAGCTGACCTTGGTATGGAAGTAATGCACGAAAGAAATGCACATAATTTCCCGCTTGATCTAGCGGCTAAAGAGATCGCACCAATCGCCTAACGATACTTCCGTTCATCCCTATGGGACGCATGAAACCTTAGACATGGAACGGGGTCTGAGGTACTTGGAGATTTCCAATGACTATTAAAGTTACTTACAAGTATCGAGGCATCACTTACACAAAATCAAAAACTATTTAATTAAATGAAAACAATTGCACTTGCTCTCGCAGCCACCTCATTAGCGTCTGCACCTGCATTCGCTGGAACTTATATCAATGCTGAAGTGAATGATGGTTATACAGGATCTGAATATCTTGGTAGAACTGTAGACCTACACATCGGTTATGAAGGTTCAAAAGATAAGTTCAGCTATTACATCCAAGGCGGTCCACAACTAACAGCAACAGCTGATGTTGATGGAACTGAAACTGAATTGTCTGGTAAAGTTGGCGGCAATTTCCAATGGAAAGAAAAGGTTGGATTCTATGGTGAGATCTCTACAGCTTCTAATGGTGATGAAGATCGTAACTATGGAACAAAAATTGGAGCTAAGTATAGCTTCTAATGTCTCATCAATGTGATAAAGCTAGGGCTTCAGTTACTTCACTAACTCCTGAGCCTGAGCTATCTAAATCTGGAACCCCTCTACATATGTTGGACTCAATCCAAATAGAAGAGGGTGTTCCACCTGATGATTTACCTGAGTGAAAAAATTCAATGAGTTATGGCTAGTAGTTTTTTTTGCTCTAGCCTTCTTCATACATATAGAAGTACTACACGTTAACTTCCATAGCAGAGAGGCACCTCAGTGTCGGACCTCTCTGTGATTTGGCTCTTAGCCCTCTACGGAGGATACCTATTAGCCGTCTAGACGGTGGGATAGACCACAAAACTTGAATTTTAAATTGCATGCGATGATGATTTATACCCTCAAACATTTTTAAATATAGATAAATGGCACAACAGTCAACCGCACATCAGGCTAGTGTAACTAAGCCAGGTGCAGATAATGGAGGCGCAGATAGACGAGCGTTATATCTCAAGCTGTTTAGTGGTGAGATGTTCAAAGGATTCCAGCACAATGCAATAGCTAGGGATCTAATTATGAAGCGTACCTTGAAGAACGGTAAGTCATTACAGTTCATCTATACAGGACGCACCTCAGCAGAATTCCATACACCAGGAAACAGCATACTAGGTAACTCTGATGGAGCACCTCCAGTAGCTGAGAAGACCATCACTTGTGATGAGTTGCTAATCAGTTCAGCTTTCCTTTACGAGCTGGATGAGACATTGGCTCATTATGATTTGAGGTCAGAGATCTCTCGTAAGATTGGTTATGCTCTAGCTGAGAAATATGACAGACTTGCATTCCGTGCTATCACACGTGGAGCAAGATCAGCATCACCTATCACTAAGTCTAACTTTGTAGAACCAGGTGGTACTCAGATTCGTGTTGGTGCAACAACCAATGATTCTGATGCTTATGGTGCAACAAACCTAGTGAATGCTTTCTACGATGCAGCTGCAGCTCTTGATGAAAAAGGAGTTTCAACTGACGGTAGAGTAGGTGTATTAAATGCACGTCAATACTATGAACTCATCCAACAAGTAGGTGAGAATGGTCTAGTTAACAGAGACGCACAAGGTACATCCCGTCAGAAGGGTAATGGAATTGTGGAGATCGCTGGTATCAAGATCTACAAGTCAATGAACATTCCGTTCCTTGGCAAATATGGTACTGCTTATGGCGGTACAACTGGCGTTACTGATCCTGGTAGAACAGGTTCATTCGTCAGCGTGACTCCAGAAGATGCTTCTGGCGCACAAACTGGAATCAAGAATGACTACGGTACTAACACTGAACTAGGAGCTAAGTCTTGTGGACTTATCTTCCAGAAAGAAGCTGCTGGTATGGTAGAAGCTATTGGTCCTTCAGTACAAGTAACCAAAGGCGATGTCTCCGTGATTTATCAGGGTGATGTTATCCTTGGTCGTTTAGCATGTGGTGCGGATTATGTTAATCCAGCTGCTGCTGTTGAATTGTATGTAGGTGCTACTGCTCCTTCAGCATTCTAAGTTTATTGGGAGTCTATATGGCTCCCTTTTTTTTTATATATAATTATGGCTTTTCCTACCACTAACGCTACACAAGAATTACCAGCAATAAATCAAATACTTGCGAGCTGTGGTCAGGCTCCAGTTTCATCTTTAGACCAAACCAACCCAGACGTTGCGATTGCGTACGATACCTTGATGGAAGTCTCCAGAGAGGTACAAGCTGAAGGATGGAGTTTTAATACGGAGAATCATTATGAATTCACACCAGATTCAAATGATGAAATAGTCATACCAAACAATATTCTACAAATAGATCTTTCTGATAACTCTGCAAATGTCTCTAAGAATGCAATCAGAAGAAATGGTAAATTATACGACAAAGAAAACCATACTGATAAATGGACTGATGGAGCTGTTGATTGCGATATAGTATGGCTCTTTGATTGGGTTGATCTACCTGTACCAATACAAGATTACATAACATCTAGAGCATCAACAATAACATCAACAAGGATCGTAGGAGATACAGCACAGTTCCAAATGCTCCAACAAAAGGAGGCATACATGAGAGCTATGGCTGTTGAGTATGAATGTAATCAAGGTGACTACACATTCTTTGGTAAACCAGACGGAGTTGATCAATACATTAGCTACAAACCATACGAAGCTCTTTATAGATAATGACAGCTATTACACAAAAAATTGATAATTACTTAGGAGGTGTATCTAGACAGTCAGACGAAAAGAAACTACCAGGACAAGTCAGAGAATGTTTAAATGGATATCCTGATGCAACCTATGGTCTTACCAAAAGACCTGGATTCAAATTCGTTGATAAGCTAGAGACTACTGGTGGTACTGCTTTTAGTGGTACACAGTTAGATGGTGCTAAGTGGTTCTATATCCATAGAGATGCTGATGAGGAATACATCGGTTGCATAACACCTAAACCTAATAGTGGTTTGGGTAATATCTATATATGGAATGCTTTAACTGGAGTTGCTTGTGCTATCACATATGGTTCAAATGCACAGAATTATCTAACAGGTGCTCGTACTAACTATGACATTGTTACGGTACAAGATACCTCCGTCATCACGAATAATACGGTCACAGCAGCTGTACGAGCTGCACCTAATTTTGTTACTAAAACCAGAGCAACACTTATCTTAAGTGGTGCATCAGCAAGTACTTCTTATTCAGTCACCCTTAATGCAGGTGGTGGTGCTTCTGATCAAACATTTAGTACTACATCAGGAGCAACAGATACATACGATACTGTTTTAACAACTATTAAAAATGGTATTGATGCTTTAAATATATCTGGTTTAACCGTTACTAAATACAATGATTCTCTACAACTAGATAGAGAAGTTAGTGGTACTAGAACAGCATTCTCTATTAGTGCTAAAGGTGGTTCAGGTAATAATCAGCTATATGTCTTTCAGGATTGGGCTGAGAATATATCTAACCTACCTAACCAATCATTCCATAATCATGTAGTAGAGATCATCAACACATCTGCTACAGCAGAGGATAACTTCTACAGTAAATTTGTAGCAGATGATGGTGTATCAGGTGTTGGTTATTGGCAAGAAACAATAGATCCAAAAGCATCACCTGGTTTAGATGCTGCCACTATGCCTCATGAGTTATTAAATACTGGTACTAATACCTTTACTTTTAAACAAATAACTTGGACAGATAGATTAGTTGGTGATGATCTGACTAATCCTCAGCCCAGTTTTATTGGCAAAAAAATTGAGCAGTCTTTCTTTCATAACAACAGATTAGGCTTCCTGTCTCAAGATAATGTCATCATGAGTCAGTCCAGTCAGTTCTATAACTTCTTTCATATAACTGCTAGAACAATATCTGATGCTGATCCAATAGATATTAGTTGTTCGTCAATTAGACCAGCTTCTTTGCATAGTGTCTTACCTACTACTCAAGGTTTAATTCTATTCTCAAAGAATCAGCAATTCATATTGTTTGCAGATAATGGAATACTTACACCAAGTACTTCATTAATTAGATCTATTTCTAACCTTGAGATGGATACAGAAGTAGATCCTATAGATGTAGGAACTCACTTTAACTTCATCAGTAAGACTCCAGGTTATACACGTGTGTTTGCTATGCAGACTCGTGGACAGAATGAGAATCCTGATACCTTAGATATAGGAAGGATAGTTAATGAGTGGATCCCTGCAAATATAGATACATTAATATCTAGTCCTCAAAACCAATTCTTAGCAATGTCTAGTCAGTCATCTAAGAAAGTCTACTTCTACCGTACATATAGCAATGGAGAAGAAGACCTGTTTCAAGCTTGGTTTAATTGGGAACTACCTGGTACAGCGCAAACCATAGTTGTTGATTCAGACAATATGTATGCTGTTACCAAACAAGCTAATCAATATACACTAATCAAAGCAAACCTAAGTCAAAGTCCAGAGCAAGCAATCATTGTCAATAACGATGGTCAGAAAGTTAACCCTTGTGTTGATTTATATTCAGCTGCTAGTTCTGTAGTTTTCGACTCTACCAATAATTTATCTAAGTGCTACTTACCCTATGCAGATATATCTGATTTAACTCCAGTTATTGTTATTGCAGGTAGTACAGCCGCTGGTACGTTTGTTGAGTCAGGTTTTAGTATTACACCAGAAAGGAATATTGATGGTACTGGACCGTACTTCATAGTTCCAAAGAAGAACCTCACCAGTGTTGCTGGTAATGTAATTGTTGGGTTTAAGTATAACTTTGATATTGAACTACCAAGGCTGTACTACAACATGTCTAAGGATGGAGCTATTAGTGATTACATAGCATCTTTAACAATAGCAAGGATGAAGTTTTCATTAGGTCTATCAGGACTTGTATCTTTTAAATTAAGAACTCAAGGTGTATTACCTTATTCTAAAACCTATACAGGTGATGGTAGTACTACTGATTTTCAATGGAATCAATCTGAGATTAAATATATTGATCGATCACAAATAAAAGTAAAGATAAATAATGTAGTTACGACTGCATTCATCTTTATAAATGATACATCTATTAGATTAAGTAGTGCTCCAGCTAATGGAGATACAGTTTTAGTTTATCTAGATGAATGGTATAGCTTATCACCAATAGCTAAAGCAGATACATACTTAGCTGATGACGTTGCATTAGACGATCAATCAGTTGTTCATATTCCAATACATCAACGACCAGAGAACTATCGGTTAAGAGTGTTTAACGACACACCTTTTCCAGTCTCCTTAAATTCAATGATGTGGGAAGGCAATTACTCACCACGTTTTTATAGGAGGACTTAGATATGGGATTGGATGTTGCATTAATGGTTGGAGCTTCTTTATTAAATGCATATAGCTCTAAAAAACAAGCTGATAAACAAGCTGACGCACAAGATGAATATACTGAGAAAAAATATCAATATGATTTAAAACTCCATGAAATGGGTGAACAGAAGCTAAAAGCTGATTGGGCTTTTGCTTATGACACCTATGAAAAGAGTAAAGCAAACGAACAGAAAGTAGCAGACTACACCGATGCTATGAATCTAAGGAGGTATAACTATGACCTCAAGGTTCGTAATGCTGAACAGAAGTCTAATATGGCTCAGTTTCATAAATCAAATGATCTATATAATAAACAAGTTTCTTTCAACCAAGCAGCTGCTATATCTGCAGCTGATGCTGAATTAACTAAGCTAGAAGAGATTAATAAGAAGGCTGCATTTGATACAGAAGATAGACTTATTAAAGCTATTCAAACTGAAGGTCAGCTACTAGCTAGAGGTGTAGATGGTGTTAGCTCACAAAAAGCTATGCAAGCTTTATTATTCTCTCAAGGTACAAGTGAAGCACGTCTAGTAGAATCGTTAGTTAGTGCTGAGATGAGTGTCAATAAAGCTTTAGAAGGTATAGCAAGAGATAAATATGGAGCTGACTTGGCAGCATTTGCAAGCAAGATGTTGGATCCAGGTGTCTTACCATACCCAATCGCAACAATAGATACACCAATTGCAGATTTCCAAGCACCAAGAGCTTTACAAGGATTTGACTTTGGTCCTGATCCTATTAAAGGTGTTGCTGCTGTAGGAGGTTCTTGGCTTAGTGTTGCAAGCGCAAGTATGAGTGGTATTGCTAAAGTTGGTAAAGAACAAGGATGGAAAGGGTTTGGGTAAGTAATTAACTAAAACAACAACAAAATGGTTCAATTCTACGGAAAGGGCGGACAGTTTCGTCCTATTGACGCAGGTGTAGAGGCTTTAAATCAACAGATCCGAAAGGATGAACGTGTTATACGTAGCATGAAAGAGCAAGCCGCTGCAACTGAACGAAGAGATGAAAAACTCATAGCTGCAATCAAAAGAAAAAACACCCTAGAACAACAACAAAACGAAGCTAATCAACGCCTAGAAGATAAGTCCTATAGGCAGAGAGTAGAAGCTACAGAAAGGAATGCTAGAAGAGAAAGAGAAAATGCAAATACTAAGATAGATAATATTAAAAGAGAAGCTGATGATTGGGCTTCATTTAGTGAGACTGCAAGTTCTATTCTGAATCAGTTTGTAGAGAAAGAGAAGAAGAAACAGGATGATGAAGAGTGGAATAGGGTATATGAAAAAGGTGATATTCTCCGTCTAGATGTATTACAACTAAAACTAAAAGAAAGAAAACTTGATTTAGCTGATACCTATTTAAAAGAAGGTGGTTCAGTTGAAACTGCTACAGAAATAAGTCAGCCTGGTTATGCGTTGACACGTTCAGGAAATATTGCAAAACAGATTAAAATAGCAAGTAATCAAGAAACTATAAAAAAAAGTTGGGAAGAGTATCTACGAAGTGAAGGTCCAAAATCACTTGATGAACTAAATGAGGCTTATGCTGATTTCCGTGAACTATATCTAGAAACTCATGGTTTAACGGAGGTTAAAGGTAATGGTATAAATGATTTAAAACATGCACTTCTTGTTCATAAATCAGATACATTTCAAACGCAAAGAAGGTATGAGTTAAACCTAACATCACTAAACAATATAAATGATAACGAACAAAGCTTTCTCAGTACTGCAGTCATAGGAGATACACCTAATCAATTAGGTGCTGATGTTTGGCAAAAATCATTAAAACTACAACCCGTAGATAATTTCAATCAGATGGGTGGGTTTGTTAATGTTAAGAATGGTATTAAAGATTTATTATCTAATCCTAAAAAGATAGGTGATATTGATTGGTATTTAGATAACTTCAACACCCTTCCGAATAAAGGTCAAAAAGCAAGACCATGGAGGATGTTGTTTTCTGATAGTGAGCTAAGAGATATCAAACTTGCAAGACTTAAGGCTGATACTGAGGCTAGAAAACAAAGTCAGGAAGCATTAAAGAATAAAAACCATGCTCATAAGATTTCTATAACTGATTATATTAATGATCCAAATAGAAATCCTGAAAACGATAGTAAATTTATTAATAGTCTTGAGGGTTTATCTAAAGAGAATAGAGATGATTTTAACTATTTAGTACAGCACGAAGGTTTAAATATAGACGTTCAACAAGCTAAAGATGATGCTTATGCTCTAGTAAATGATGGTTTATTCTTTAAGGATGACTATGTAAACCTACCGAGAGAATTAAAAAGTGATCCTAAGTTAAAGAAAGCCTATGAGGAATTGAATGTCTTAAGCGAAGTAAACTGGTCTCCTAATAAAGTAGATCGTCATGCAAAAGATATTTTAGTAAATGCAGTAGGCGCTGAAACATATGAAGCAGTAACTGATCCTTCACTAGACCTTGCTAAAAATAGGTTGCATGACATTTTCTTTGAAAGGGTAACACCTCTACTAGAAGGTAAAACACCTGCAGAGGTTAAGAAAATAGCTTCTGAAACTTGGCAAAAACTAGATGCTGAAGTAGCTAAAGGATTAACGGATAAAAACAGTTTGTGGCATTACGACGACGTTGGAGAAGGTCAAGGATTTACTAAGTTCTCAACGAAGGATGAGCTTGATATAACTCCTGAATCAACTACTGAATATAGCCCAAGAGTAAATGCATATATACCTCCCCTTGAAACGATCAAGAGCTTAGTTATTACTAACGATAATGGTGAATCAGTTCATAACCTTATCACCTCTTCAATCAAAGAAGAAGCAAAGAGAAGAGATATACCAGTATCTGAACTATTAAATAAGTATGGAGCTATGGCTAAACGTGAGGGTCAGATCGAAGATTTCAAACCATTTGAACCTACTCCACTTGAAGAGTATCAAGAAAAAGCTAAGTCTAACCCACAAGCAAACACACACCTAAAAGATGCAATAAAGAACATTAACAATACAACTGATCTTTATAAAACCCAAATAGCAACTATCAATCCACGTCCAGTTGAGTTCATGACTAAGAGTAGTCAATGGTGTATGAACATTGGTGGTAGTGATTTACAAACTCAAGAAACATTACAACAACATTCACCTAACCTAATTCAAAAGTACTTCAAATTAGATGGTACAGGTTTGAAAGGTGGTGCAACTGTAGTGAGTAAAGAGAAGTTACCCAACGGTAACAAGGTAATTATTCAACTTCCAGGTGATCAAGAAGATGAACCCAAATGTATATTTTTTTACACAGGAGCTAATCAATGAATGAAGAAGAATTACAAGAGGCTCCTGTAGAGGAATACACAGATCCTAGAACAGGTGAAACGTATGCTACTAAACCAACTAGGGAGTCCTCGGAACCTGTTGAACAACAACCAGTAGAACCAGTAGAGGTTGATGAAAGTTTTAATCAAAAGTTTTTAGGAACCTTAGATAACATTGTTGATCCCTTTCAGAAGTTACCAGAGGATAAACGAAGAATCGTATCTCAATCAGTAGCAGCTCCAATTATGGCTTTACCAGACTTTGGTATGGATATAGTTGGCATGATACCTGGAGGTAATAAGTTAGATGATGCCTATGATAATGCGACTAGATTTGATAACAACCTAATCCAAGGTGCTAGAGGTGCTTTAAGTGTAATCATACCAAGTGCAATTGGTGTGGGTGCTGTAAGTGCAGCTACTAAAGCATCTAAGCTAACTGGTCTAACAAGAGGCTTAACAGCTGTTGGTGGTACTGCATTATTAGATGCTGGAATTATTGGTCTTAGCGATCAAGGTGAAGAAGAGAACATGTCTCGAACTTTAGCTGATAGCTTCCCAGGATTCTTTGGTCCACGTGGAAAGATGCCAATACCAGAGAAGTGGAAAACACAACCTGGTATGACACCCGAACAAAGGAAGTGGGTGAATATGTATGAAAATGGTGCTTTTTCAATTGTAGGAGACGTTATTGGTTATTCAATTCTGGCTGGTAAAGGAGCTATGCAATGGTTCAAACCATTAGATGAAGCATCTGCAGCTTTTAAGGAATCACAGATCTGGATTAATGCTGATAAATCTACGGTAAAAGCTATCTCAAACCTAGATGAATCAATCAACGATAACACCGTTGTTCTTGCAAGGTTAGATGATGAGCTACAAAGGAACCCTGATCCAGAGTTACTAAAACAACGAAATAAGATCGCTGAAAGTGTTGAGATTAGTAAGGTTAAGAAGGATGAGATAACTCAACAATATAGAGATACAGGACAATCAGAAGTCACAGAGAACGGTCTAGAATCGTTTGTAGAACGCAATCAAACCTCAAGGGATATACAAACCCAAGAGATTGCTCAACGCAAGCTAACGGCTGATACAGACGGTACAGGAGGCTTTGACCCTGATATAACTCCTAACCTATCTAATCCAGCTGCTACAGCTAGACAAAGTATCCCACCTGGTAATGTTGCTCAAAACATGCTTGATACTACAGCTATCAAGAATGGTGATGCTATTGGAGATCCTACTCCTTTAATTACTGATCCAATGATCAACAAAGGCTTTAGAGCTTATGGTGATTCAAGGAATCAAGTTAAAGCATTTGCTGAGATAGCAAAGGAAGCTGGTAAGTGGGAAGGCTTTGTTAAAGACTTTAGGTATAGCGTTGATGATATGTCTGAAGCTGCATTTAAAATATATGGAGACATATTAACTGCAGGTAGTGTAGATGATGTAAGAAGTTTGTTTATTTCTAATAGAGATATCAAGAACCTTGAGGTCGCTGGTGAAGTAGTTCAGAAGACTTATGTTAATCCTACACAACAAACAGGTATTGGATTTGCTTTAAGAGATTTAGTTGATACCTATTTAGGTAGACCAGTTAATGAGATGTCTGCAAGAGTTATGGATACTCTTGGTAAAGAAATCACTACTGCATCTGAAGCCGTTAACCAACTTGGACCAGAGGTTGTTAATACCAATAGGGCTATGGATCTTATTTTAGATAAGATGGAGTTCTTGATGGAAGAATATGGTACAGCTAAGTATGTTGCAGGTTGGCAATTAAGAAACCAGAGATGGTGGGAAAAGCTTATCCCTGGTCAAGGTGAAGAAATCACAGCCAAGATAGCTGATGAATTTACTAATGCTTCAAAACTAGCTCAGAAAAAAGCTAAGGCTTATCGTTCAATGCTTGATGAATTGAAAGGTAAGAACCCTGAACTTCTTCGTGCATTTACTGATGCTTATGCTTTTAGTAAAGGTGATATTGATACCATTGCTAAATTAAATAAATGGGCTGAACAACAGGTATCACTTGGTAGTTTATTGGTAAGTCCTAATCCTAAAGAACTAACTTTATTAGCTCAAGGATTTAAAGCAGTCAGATTAAGTAATGTATTATCTGGTATTTCAGTATTGAGAGCAGGATTAGGTAATGGTGCTGAATTAATCAGAATGCCATTAACTGCAATGATTCATGCTGGTGGTAGATCTTTATTCCATGGTGACTGGACTCCTATAAAAAGAGCAACTTATCTATACGGAGCTATCTCAGAAACCAATACTAGAGCTTTAGGTGATGCTTGGGAGATGATGAAGAAAGTTAATCATGATGAGAAGTTCTTATTAAAAGCAGCTCGTAGTGATTATGTCGTACAAGAATCTAAGAAGTGGGGTGCTTTAACTGATCAAGCAAGTGTATGGAAAAAAGAAGGAAACGTTGGTAAGTCAATGCTATTTGGCTTAGCAGATACCTTTCATAAATTAGGAAAACATAGAGCTTTAAGAGCACCTACAACTGGTATGACAGGTGTAGATGCATACACCAATACCATGATGGCTACCTATCTCTCAAGAGCTAGGGCTTATGAAGAGGTGTTTGATAAAGCAGGTTGGAATATGGATGCTTTAAAAGCTGCTGAAAAGAAACACTACTTAAATATGTTTGATAAAAGTGGTCTTCCAAAAGATGACACTTTAAAAGCTTTTAGTGGTGAGATAGCTTTAAACCTAGATCATCCATTTGCAGATGCAGTAACACAAGCAACAACAGCTGTACCTGCTCTTCATGGAATGTTTATGTTCCCTAAAACAAGTGTCAACTGGATACTAAAACATGCATCATATGCTCCAATTGTCGGTAGACTTCCATATCTAAGAAACAAATATGGAAAGATTTTAACTGCAGGTTCAAATAGAACAAAAATCAGAGAGGCTTTAGCTGAGCATGGTATTGATCTAGATACTGATAAACATGCAATGAATAGCTATAGATTCTTGAGGGAGGAATACCAAGCTCGTCATGCTTTTACTGGTCTTCTAACAGGTAGTTTATTAGGTTATGCATTAGCAGGAAACATCAGAGGTGGTGGTCATTACAACAATGCTAAACGTAGAGCAAATAGAGATGACTTTAATTATAGAGAGAAGACAATTAAACTTGGTGATAAATGGGTTAGCTTTAAAGGTATAGCTGGTTTAGATCCAATCCTTACCTTACTTGGTGATATTGGTTTTTATCATAATGATCTATCTCAACCAATGTTAGAAGATTATGGTAGAAAGATTCAATGGATATTATCTGCTAACTTCTTTAATGAATCTCATCTAGCAGGATTAGAACCACTTGTTGGTTTAACTCAAGGTGATGGTGGAGCTGCTATTAAAAGACATATAGCTGGTGAAGTAAGAACTATGATTCCAGCATCTGGACTATTAGGAGTAGCAACTAATTTAATAGATGATACTTTTAAAGATGTTCATGATGACTTCTTAGGTTATATAAAGAATCGACTACCTGGTTTAAAGAATACATTACCTACTCATATCGATATTACTAATGGTAAACCACTTAGCTTAGCTAGTGATAATCCTTGGATTAGATCTATGAATGCTGTAAGTCCTATAAACATGTATGACGACACAACCCCTTGGGGTCAGAAGTTAATGCGTTTAGGATATACATTTAAAGATCAATTCAAGAAAGATAGTAGTGGTAGTGACTACTCAAAACAAGAGATTGAACAAGTTAAATTATTAGTTGGTAAACAACAGATATGGAAAGAACTTGAGAAAGTAGTCAATAGTAAAGACTTTGACGAAGCCATGAGTGAAATACAACAGATGATTAGAAGTGGTCAATCTTGGCAAGAGGTAGAAGTTTCTACAAAGGGTATGCACATCTTTACTAAGCTGAATGCCATAACTAATAGAGCAAAGCAAAAAGCTGAAAGAGAGATGAGAAAAATGAACCCTGCTTTACAAGAGAGAGCAAAGGATCAGAGGAGAATAGATAATAAAGTAAAACAAATGAATATAAACGAAGCCACCCAACTAGCCACCGAATCAGACAAAAAGTTCAAGCGAGTTAAAGGCATTCTTGAATTTGCGAATCCACAGTGATAACTAACAAATGGCTGTTACATCAGACACATATACTGGGAATGGGTCAACCACCACCTATTCCTTCACATTTCCATACTTAGCGCAGACGGACGTTAAAGCTAAAATTAACGGTACGACTCAAAATACAACTGAATATACATTTCCAACAGCTACAACACTTCAATTTAATACAGCTCCAGCAAACGGAGCTTCTATCATTATCTTTAGGGATACTGATAACTCAACTAGACAAGCAACCTTTTATGCAGGGTCATCAATTAAATCTAGTGATTTAAACGATAACTTTGACCAGATCCTATATACGGCTCAAGAGGTAGATGAGAATGCATTAAGTGCTCAAGGTGGCACGCCAATGCAGACTAATTTTGATGTAGCTAATTATAAACTAACCAATGTTGGAACTCCTACAGCAGGTACTGATGGAGTTAATAAAACCTATGTAGATACTAATACTTGGGATACAGGCGCAGAAACCTATACAAGTGGAGAAACTTGGACAGGTAACAATACAACCATTGCTACATCAGGTGCTATTGATGCACGTATAGATAACAAGGTTGACATCGCTTTAGGTACTGATGTGCTGGCTGGTACTGATTTATCTAAGAGTACGTCAAGTGGTCAGGTTACGATCAACCACAACGTTACTGGAGCTAACTCAACAGTTAATAATAGCAATGGTAATGTCTTACAGGATATTACTGTCAGTGCTCAGGGTCACGTAACTGCTGTTGGATCTACGGATCTTGATGGTAGGTATTATACGGAGACAGAGCTAGATGGTGGTCAATTAGATAATAGATATTATACAGAAACTGAGGTTGACGCTAACTTCTATAAGTTAGGCAGCTTAGGTGAAATACAATCAGGTGAAACTTGGGCTGCAGCTGATAATAAGATTGCTACTACAGCAGCTATTGATGCACGAATTGTTGACCTTGTAGATGACGTAGGTGGTTTTGTACCTATAGATAATGAAACATCTTTTCCTAACGCTAACCCTGACGTTAATAACGGGGCTGGAACTCTTGTATCTATTAAAGCTCTCAGCAGCAACCTTACCTCTAATGGATCTGGAGTTGCAACCATTTCTAATGGTACTGTTGGAAACTCAACCGTTACCATTAATGGTTTAGCAAATAGCACAACATATTCAGCGACCTTTGGAATGATTGTAGAGACAACATCTACACTCAATACTTATACATATCATAGACTTACACCTAAAGCTACTGAGTTAACTACAGTTGCTGGTATTGCTAGTGCTATCAGTACTGCAGCTACTAATGTTGCTGATATAAATAACTTCTCTGATGTCTATCAGATAAGTACTTCAGCTCCTACAGCAAGAGCAGATACTAGTGCTCTTCAGAATGGAGACCTATGGTTTGACTCATCATCTAATAAGGTGATGATGGTTTATGATTCATCATCAGGTGATGGTTTCTCATCTACAAGTCCAAACCAATCTCAATTAGCTGATATAGCTATTGTTTCTGGGGATATTACCTATTCTAATGATTTAGGTCTCGTAACAGAATCTATAGCTACAGGTACAGGTGGTGATATTAGTACGGTAGCTGATGATATAGCTAACGTTAATACAGTAGCTGGTAATACTACTAATATAAATACTGTAGCAGCAGCTAACTCAAACATATCTACTGTAGCTGCAGCTAATGCAAACATTGCTACTGTTGCTGGTAATAATTCAAATATCAGTACAGTTGCAAGTAACAACACAAATATAAATACGGTAGCTGGTAACAATACAAATATAAATACTGTTGCTGGTGCTAACTCTAATATCAATACAGTTGCAGGTTCCATAGCTGACGTTAACCGTTACGCTAATGAATACACTATTTCCAACTCATCTCCAGGTAGTCCATCAGCAGGAGACTTATGGTATGACGGTATTAATAATATACTTAAATACTATACAGGCAGTGCATTCTCAGGAATTGTTAGTGGTCTAACAGACATAGTTTTGGATACGACTCCAGAGCTAGGAGGACACCTAGATTGCAATGATAAAAACCTCACTGAAGTAGGAACTGTCAGTGGAAATAATTTACAAATCGACTTCGGAACACTTTAAACCATGGCTAAACAATTAAAATTAAGAAGAGGTACAACCTCACAACACAGTAGCTTCACTGGTGCAGAAGGCGAAGTCACTGTAGATACAA